TGATTGAGATGGCTTAACTTAACCATCTCAATCATCCCACTCAAACCTTACCACTCTACCTTACCGCTCCTACCCCTTTCACCCTACCGCTCGATTTAAAATTCCTGAAAACTCTAAAATCTCTATTTGATCACAAAAGTACAAATGGTAACGGGGATGGTAACATGATGGAAGTTTAAATAGGCAGCCATGCTACGACTTCTACTCTACGTAAAACTATGGGCGGAAAAGCGATCTTTTTTCGGTTTATACGGAGAATATTTTTGTAGGATTTTGGGCGGTTGAGAACTCAACCCAAGCATCACCTGAATCGCTGACACGAAACTTCCATGACCATGAGGTTGGATTCCCGGATGACGTGTCGTTGAACTGGACGGTTTTGGATTCGTAGAATTCGCGCGGTGAGTTTGTGAATGACGCTGTTGGTGTGGATGGTGGAATATAACTGAAATTAACTAACGTAGACCAATCTGTACGGACAGCATAATAGCCAACAGGCTCAGGAGAAGCGGCCAATGCTATTGAAAAAGACCCCGTGCCAACGTCAAGGGGACAAAAACCCGATGCTCCTAAAAATTGGAAAGGGTAGCCTGTTGGCCAAGAAGGATGTCCATATAGAACACCCCAAGTACATGTATCCCAGACCGTTCCAAATGATGTACGAGAGAAATATCGATAGCCATTTGTAACATGCATACTGGAATAGCGTATAATACTTGCGCCTTCAGTTGGGAACAGGACTGATGGAGGACCCGAAGGCCATGGTTCGTAAGGCATAAAAAAAAAGATGGAAAAGGGAACTAAAGACTAGGATTAATTTTAGCAATCACGGCGCGTTTAATTTCAAATGGTTCTGAGCTTCCTATGGCGTTCGTAGCAGTCAACTGGACGTCCCAAGCCCTTTTAGCCCAATCAGGCGTTGAGTTTCTATAGAACCTTGAAAGCGTCATAGACATGAAAAGTTGATAAATGCCCATGCCATTTGATACTGACATTGGTCCCCACCACTCTTTTTTTGGACGCGGGCCTATAATAGGAATGTTTCCACTATAAGGTTGCATGTGCCATGCTCTTACAGCTTTCAATTTGAATTTCTGTTTGATTTCATCCCAGCTAGCCATGTTGTGTCTGCTTCTTTGAATAAGAGGTGAACTTATCTATAATCGTATCAAATTCAAGTGCTTCTTGTGGTAACGAGATTGAGCTTGGTTCCCATTCAAAATCTTCCGAATCTACATGGTCAATATCTCGCAACTCCATTTCGTTTTTAACAATGGTATGAACCCTGATAAGCATTTCATCTTTTTGACTGACATAATGAGCCTGTTCTACCCTTGAATGAAGCCTGAGAAGTAGTGATGTAGGTAGAATATGAACTGATTTAGGTGTTTGCTCTCGTATACGAACCGATGTTTTGATTTGTTTGCCGCTTGGGAGTCGATATGCCATTAGAAAAAGTCCAATCGTTTACTGACTGAGGATGTAGAATGTCTTTGTCCCCATGAATTTACCTGTGACTTTGATAGAGTTGGTTTAACGGCAGTTGTAGTTGACAAAAATTGGTTTTTATTTGGTGAACCATCAGGCCCAATACGCATTGAGCGAAGCTTTGATATGTTCAACTCAGCCTCTTGAAAGAATGGATTGTAAACTGAGAACTCGAAACCTGGCATGGTGGTTTTAGAACGAAGAATAAGGCCAACGGTATAAAGAGCTTCGGCCATGACGACGAGTTGTGAAGCATTTGTAAATGGAACAAAGTAACGATCTCTAAGTTGATCATTTACCCAGTCGTAAGCCATTTCACGTTCTCTGGAAAAATCTTCATTACTACCCGCAAAGCCGGGGGTGGAACTAATTCCTGGAAATAACAGATCAAGAATATCGTCATTTGAATACGATGGCCGAAATACGCCGACGAATGAAGCCCCGGGTATAGACACCCTACCAGAGCCAATTACCATTGCCAGGCCAATAATTACATCTGGGAGCAATGAGGCTCTACCGGAGTTGACGACCATGCCATTGAGGGTAAGCGTTGCTGTGTTTACGGAGGCTCTACCGGAGTTGACGACCATACCCTGTAAGAGCAAGCTTGCAACTGGTAGCGCAGTCTTGCCGGAAGCGACTATAAATCCCTCGTCAGCCCAAGTAGCCATAATAATATGTCCTTAGAATTTTGGCACAGCTATGCGCCCACCCGCGCCCGTACCTGTTGATTGACCACATGTCATTATAAAGTAGATATTTCCATTGTAAGAAAGCTCATCACCTGCGCTACCATAGCCAGGAGTTGTAAGGTAAATATTCCCTAAAAGTTTTCCTGCATTCAATCCTTGATCCTTTCTTACGAGTCCAATTTCATGCATAAAGTGTCTTAGGTTGAGACTGGCATCAAAACCCCTGACGGACGGGAGTATTGATTTTATTGGATAACTTGAAGAACCCGCTCCGCTTCCAAATTCAGTAGCCAGATCAAAGCAAGCATTAGAACCCGTTAAATCGCCAGATAATCCTTTGATTCTTGGAGCGGAATTTAATCCTTGTGTTCCATTACTTGAATATCCCACATCAATACTATAACCATTAAACCAAATATAGGGCGGATATCCTGCTTCCGCCGTATCCCAGCCAGCCGCACGTGAACGTTCAAAACACCCCTCTGGAGAATACACGGCTGCTACATCGATACCCCAAATCCCGCCTACGAACGAATTAAAAATTACACCTCTTGCTGTCGCCCCGATGTAAAGCACACCGCCCGTTGTTGAATCTATTTTTTGTCCAGCATATACTGAATCGTTAGAGCGATACGACAGATTTGTCCCTGTGTGTGCGCCAGGGTTCCAAGATTCGTAAACCTTACAATACTGTTTGTTTGCAGTATTCAAATCAACCACAATATATTTATAGGTGCTTGCATCAGCATCTAACGCCCTCAAGCACTGCGCGTTGGTTCCGGCGGCTGCATCGTATACCGTCCAACCAGCCGCGTCGGTGGAATTGATATAAGAATTCGCATCCACACAAGCGACTGATAAATTTGCAACTACTGTTTCGCCCGTGAGTATTGCAACAATATCTGACATAATATTTGCCAGACTACTTCCAGCGGCATATTCATATTTTGCAAACATAGTTTTTCTTCCTTAAAAAAAGTCCATTCGTTTGCGTGGGACAGAAATATCAATTCTTTGTCCCCAAGAATCTACCTGGCTTTTTCTTGCTGCCGGTTCGACACCGGTAGTTGTTGAGAGAATTTGGTTTTTGTCAAGCGATGAATCAGGGCCAGTACGAAAGCCCCGAAGCTTTGATATGTTCGACTTAGCCTCTTGGAAGAACGGATTATAAACCGAAAATTCATAACCCGATGTAGTGGCCTTAGAACGGAGAATAAGGCCGACAGTATAAAGAGCTTCGGCTAAGACGACTGTCTTTGAAGCACTTGCAAATGGAACCGTGTAGCGATCCGCGAGTTGATCATTTACCCAAGCATACGCCAGGGCGCGTTCTTTGGCAAAATCACTTTCACCGGATGCGTAGCCTGGAGTTGTAGCTATACCGTGGAACAAAAGATCGAGGTCATCATCGGAAGAATAAGACAAATCTATGCCTCCTTTCGATGATAATTAATACGATGAAATGAATGAACCAGTAATATTAACTGAATCTGTGCCTTTTGATGTGTTCGCTTTAACGCCGATACGAATTTGATCAAGATATTCAACGACATTAATAATACTGTCAATTGTTGAGGCAGCCGTAAACGTCTTTGTGTAAACTTCCGCCCATGTTGTAGCATTCTTTGTCTTGCCTTCAATCCTGACGGAGATTGAAGTTGATCCCAGTGTTGGAACTGACAGGAGCAATGTTTTGGAAGTGTAAATGCCCTTGCATGTCACTGCCCCCGAAGTCGAAGCGGTCTCACTTGCCGGATTATAATAAAACGTTCCTGTTCCTGGTGGATTATACGCATCGAAGAACGTTGCCTGGATGATATTCGACTTTGACGTTGCCTCATCTGTGAGCGTAATGCCGTTTTCAGTCCGTGCGGCTACTATACTTGATACTGAGAATAGAAGCAAAAAAATGACGAAAAAAATTCTCATGGATTCTTTCCTATGAAAAACCATGCGACGCCATCTGTGATAACCGTTCGCCAATCAAATTGGGTGGTCATTGTAGCTGATGTTGACGTGCCATTCAAGGACTCACTTCCACTAGGATCAATGGTTATAGTCTGTGTGCCTGTGTTCACAACCGTGAAACACAGGCCAGAATTTCCCGATACAGCCGGAAGAGACACTGTCAACGCACCGTTGGCAAGAATGACGTTATGTGTTGCTTCGGCTGCCGTTTCTGCCGTTGTAACGGACACAATCCCCTTAATCTCTGAGCCTATAACTTTTTGAGACTTCTTTATAGTTGCCTTATCCTTGACATACAATTGACCATCGATAAGTTCATTGCCATCGACATAATTTTGATAAGAAACTGCATAAACATACGTTGATGCAGACAAAATCAACATCCCTGCCAAAATGCCAATAAGAAACCTTTTCATGAAACACTCTCCCGTGTGAAAAAAAATGACTTATTACAAAGAATTGATTCTTTGGTCGATAATGCGCATCACATCAGCTAAAACAAACCTGTCAGAAATGAACGTATCATAGGCGACGTGCTTAAGTCTATACAATGACTCAAGGTCTTGAAATTCCATTGCTCTTGCTTTAAACGACCCAGGAGTACAGTCTTTCATTCCTAATTTAAAAAGTGTGGCAACTGATTGAATTGATTCTGAATCAGCATCCAATTGACCACTTCTTTTTCTTTCTTTAACCATGGTGGCCATAATTTCCTCTTTATAAAAATGATGAATTAAGCCAGAACATCAGAATACAGATAGCCAGCGGTATTACAAACAACTTTTTCGTCTGAGATTGAATGAGTGACCCGAACTACCTCACTTTTCCTAGCCTCATCAACATACGTTTCAACCGTACGTCCCTTAGCCTGGATGGTATAAGCGAAAGAAAGTTCTCTCTTGGTTGGGTTTGGCCTTTTGTTAACCGCTCCAATCCAAACATAATCACTCCATATTCTGGCAATCGTTTCCGAGGCACCTGGAAGACTTGTAACATTTCTTGCACCTGCAACAACGAGCGAAAGACCGAACAGAGATGGTGGCATTAATTCGTCTGTCAAAAGCTTCGAATCAGTCGTTTTGATAAGCGCACGAATTTGAGGGTGTTGCCGTACCTTTCTCCAAGTGGAAGCAGACATAAGAATGACATTTGGTTCTGCGCCATTGAGCGCGACTTGTTCTCTTGCTGTTTCAATAGCCGCCTCTGGATCGGAATTAACAAAATCTGACCACTGTGAAGTGCCTGATAACGTTGAGTAATACGACGACGAAGCGTAATTTGCCGTTGTTGTTAGCAACGTTGCCACTCTCTTTTCAAAATTCGTTAACTGCAAACTGAGAAGGAACTCTGTCACCGACTTGCCTAAATCCATTTCCCTATTTTTATACTGCTTGAATTCCCGTCGGTCTATTGGTAGCTCAAGAGCATGTTCTTTAGCGAAGTAAGACCGAATTGTTTGAGTCCACGGTTCAGGACTGTTTGCCCTGGCACCCATAGCCCTGATGTCTTCGATGTTTGAATTCAAGTTGGCCTTATCGAATTCATAATAATTGCCTGACTCGTTTTCTTCTCCGACATTAACGATCGGACAAACTTGTTCAGCCACAAAACCACTATTTGGGAACTGAATGGCCAATTCGTTAAGAATGGCATTCGTCTTTGGAATATCTGACGTTGCGATAAACCCCATTTTAGAAACCTCCTGGAATAAGAAAGAAGAAAACTACGGGAACAATACACACATAACGGCAACCTTGATGAAGGATTTTGCCGTCCCATCCTCAAGTGCCCTGGCAACGATTAAATCGCCTGAACTGACTGTCTCAACATCGAGCATACCATTTTCAGCATCGGTAGCTGAACCCGCGCCGGCAGCAAGGAAATTGTTAAGTGATGGTGTTGACGTAACGCGGGCAATTCCTATCTGGCCTGGAAGCGCTACCCTGACAGGCTGACCAGCATCGGCATCCTCTTGGGCGATCCCAATAACTGCCGTTGAATCAGCACTTGCATTATATGCTAATGGTTTAACCTGGTTCAATGCTGTACCTGCGATCACAACACAGCCTTTTCTTACGTTTACAAGGGCATTTGCTTCAGCGATGAAACTTCCGAAATCGTTCCATGAAAGTGGAACTGAAACTCTGGACATAATAATTTCTCCTTTTGTTAAAATTGATAAAAACGTTTTTTAGATACGAATCAATCCCTGCTTGGACATTGTATTATACGCATCTTCATAGGTGATTTTCTTTTCCTCTGCAAAGGCTATAATCTTGCCATGTAAACCTGCAATAGGATCGCCTGAAGTTGGTGATGCGGATATTGGTTGTGCGGCAACTACCGGTGAACCCTGCAATGGTTTGATAAGAGAACCATCAGCCAAGTGAACTTCAAAAAGTTTGACGACTTTCAATACAGTATCGTCTTCGGTAAAGGTCAACAATTTTGATAACCCTTCTACGACGGCAGGCGTAAATTTTGAATTTAGTTCACCCAATATGCGATCCTTTTGAGTTGACAAAATTGCAGCGCTTGCAAGAGCGAGTTTTTGGTTTGCCATTGTCAGTGATTCTGATAATTCAAGAACCTTTTGAGTGGTAATCTTTGAATCCTCCTGTAACTTAATAATGCTTTCCTCTTTAGCCTTCAATTCTTCGAGTGCTTTCTTTAACTCCATGTTATCCTCCATTAAAAATGTCTTTGTAGGTAAATCTTCAGTGTTGTAAATAACACATAAATCAGCAAGTGACTTAATATGTGGGACATCGGCTCCTAAAATTGCGACGCGGCGCAATGTTGGCCCATAATGTTTTCCAGCGGCATCAATATAATCGACATAAAGTTCAGCAGAAACTTTTGAATACGACTTAGACTCAATCAATTTGACAATTTCAGGGGGAACTCGTGAGAACTTAGCCAAAAGAACATTTGAGGCTTCTTTCCGCTTTAAGTCAGTTACCCATCCGGCTGATGGATACCCGGAAGCCTGGAGCATTGCTTGCCCCTCATCATGCCCAAGAACGATTGGTGGAACTAGACCCTTGACTGCATTAAAATTGTTTATCACGACATCGAGTACCTTTTCATCATCAACCTCAAAAATTTCCTGCCATCCGATATCTACAAATGAAGATTTATCAGAAAAGCATTTTAAGAATAATGGACAGCCTTGACTTTTGGCCGTGTTGCACCCTTGAGCGATTTCGAGGAAATTATCTGGAAAATCATCAAGTGCCATAATTGGACAGAGGTCGGCTTTAGAACATAACGATATAACTGAGCTAACAGCCGCATCAGTCACGTCAGGCATGTCCGGGTAAGGATAAGCTGGTTTGGCAGTTTCATTCATTTTGAATCGAACCGGGGCATTATGCGGATAATCTACAGAGACATTTGGATAATCGTTCACCTTATTATTGGGGTATGGATAGGGGTACTGATAGCCATTTGTAATTTTATCGGACTTTTTTGACTTGTTCATAGAAAAACTCCATCATAAAAAAAAGATATGTATCTAATTAATGATACATGAGTTATCCTCAGTAAATACCCTATTTAAGGGCACCCGTCAAGAAAAAAATCATTCAAACTGAAAAATAGATTCGGTGGCTGTTGTTTGGGTTGGTGACTTAGCCTTTGTTAATTTTAACTGATGCGATAACAATTTTAGATAGATATTTATCATTTGTCTTTCTTCAAGAGCGCTAAAGTCAATAGCCTGTACCAATGGTTTAAACTGTTTAAGGATTCCCCCTACAATTTCACTTTGTTCATCAATAATTGCCACTGTTTCATCAGAATTTTTCCTAACCCATGAAAATTGTTTTACCCAGCGACAAATTGTTGTGAACCGGGACATACCCAAATTTTCAGCTATTTGGCGAATGGGAATTCCCTGTAAATATTGGCTTTTGGCCTGTTCAATAACTTCTGGTGGATAGTTAATCTTTTTCATATTACTGGTTCCAGGAGAATGATATCGGAATCTTTTGTTTCATGTCTAAGCTTAAAAACACCCGAGAATTTGTTAGAAGCGAACTGTAAAAAGCTATACCCTAATTCAGTCCTCCACATTTCATATTTACCATTTGCCAGTGGCTCTGCGAATGAGTCGGTGTCCTTTGTTGTGTTAAAATATGTTCCACGTGGAACAATACCTTTAGAAAGTATTTTTTTGACATTATTATATTGAACAAATGCGATGACATCAGATGTTTTGACTGGATCAGTTATTGTTACGAAGTGCCTTGAACTTTCTTTTTCATCCGGGGACAAGAATAAATGGAAAATTGTACGCGACGGTCCAAACCGTATTACAAATTGACCTTTGAATGATTGGACGATTATTGAGAACGCTCCTTTCTCATCTGGAGTTTCTGTCGTCATATCAGCGACTGACAATGATGGTTCTTCAAGTTTGATGATACCTGATTCAACCAGAGCGCTTCGTATGGCAATTCTTTTGAACTTATTCTTACTATGCCAGAAGCGGAGCTTGGATGGGATTTCTGCTGTGAGTGACTTCGGCATTGCAGACACATCATACGGTGGAATATAGCCTTGAGTGATAGCACGCTTTGACAACACGAATGGATCTTGATCCTTGGTCTTCCAAAACAACCACATAAGCGAGGTCTTTGACGATCCACCCTCGACATCTGGATTGTCAATTGATGAATTTGGAACAAGACGAGCAACGAAACGGCCATTAAAAAGTTTGCCATGAAACCAATATTCCCGGAAAAACGTTGACAATCTTCCGAATTCTACTGAACCCGAATCAACGATAACAAAAGCGCCTTTTCCAAAATGTGTTGCTCCGATCTCCCCCTCCCTGACTTCCCCCTCAACCTTAAGCCATACTGCTGGCTGAACTTCTTTTGGAATTGCGAGAAACTTGTCGTTTGGATTCGCTATCCTTTTTTCAAGAGAGGGACGTTTCTCCTCAATGATCTTCTTTGCATTCGAAAAAGATTCAAATGGCCTTTCCACGCTGAAAGGATTTGTTAACGTATATCCAATAAGAGAGGCTTCATTGTATTGAATGCGTATATCTAAATGAACAGAAGTCTCTTTTCTGAAATGGGCGTGAACAACAAACTTAGTGTCGAGATTCTTTGGAGGATATTCTTCGAACGCGCTCATGATATAATTATCCTTAATCAAGCGGCCAATGTTACTCAGCGGTGCCGAGCAGTTTTGAGTGCCCGGCACCGCCTTTCGCATTGGCCGCATCATGGGAGTTTGCTACTCCCGAATTATGCAATATAAAATGATTTTCCTGCGTTTGAAATGACCTTCTGTTGGTAGACACGATCTTTTATGGCTGATTGAATCAATTCTTTGGTATTTGAAATTTGTGTACCATTTATAACATCTTCGGACAATACTCTGGGTGCCCAGAGTGAAAAAGATTCCTTTGGTAGACTGTTTTCGCTTTTTCCTGTTTCATCAATTTGGTGAATAAATGTTTCATACTCAACCCTAACGAGTTGGCCTTTCGCATACATCTCTGATTTTACGTTGAATGATTTTCCAACTGGAACAAGTTCCTCATTTAATAAAATACCAAGTTCTAGATTAGCGATACCTGGCGTGCTTGTTTTGATCTCTTCCAGGACTTTTGCAGTTAATGTAGAGTTGATTCTGAACTTAACCCATCCTGACCGAATCCCCTCTAAATTGTATACTGAACCTGCCATTTTAGCTACATTGCCCTCCGAGAACGGGATTTTACCCAGCCTTTCGGTTGTGGCTTTTAACCCTTCTTTATTCGCATCTGGCGTATGAGGAATCATAGAAATCCTTAGAGTTGGAAATCCATCTGAGCCAAATCTGATATTACCCTCGTTGTCTTTGTTGACCTTTTCCATGAGTTTATAGATTTCATCATATTTTTCATTGTGATAATCCTTGCCATTAAAATAGAGGATTGCAAAACATTGTGCAAATACGTCTTTATCATCTGGTGTATTTAATAGGAGTCTGGCCGACATTTCCTCCCGCGGCCAGTGTACACGCTCTGTGCCTTGCACCGGCCACAATTCAAGTTCACAATCCAAAACTATGGAATCATAGGACAGACCTTTTGCAACATCCACCAACGTTGGTAATTTATCTGTGATGTCAGACCCATCTTCTGTAAAAATCCATACCCGATCCTTGAGTTTATGGATGACGCCGCGAACTCCATCTCTTTTGGCCGAAGAATATACTGGGAAATCTTCATCCTTGAACTGATCTAAGAAAACTTCCATTGTTTGACGTTGACCTTCGGTGTGGGCTTTGGTTGGCTTCATTGGTTTAAAGAATCGCCCAGGAATAATACGATTCTCTTTTGCAGATTCTTCAGCCTCAAGACTTGTCTTTTTCTTCTCTTCTGACTGACTCTCTTGCATCTTGACAATTACAGGTTCAGGATTGACGACAATTTGGAGATCACCAATATTGTAATGGTTTGTAAATGGTCCGTCGTCCTTTGACTTGAAAATATGGATGCGATGGCGTAAGTCGGGTGGGAGCATGCGGTATAATCGAAATGAGATAATGTTGAAGAGCTGTTCTTCTGATGGAAGTTTGATCAAGATATCAATATCATTGCCACCGGCTTCATTACAAGCGATGCCTCCAACCAATGATATGGCGTTTTTGGAAATGATGAAGGATGATTTAAGGTACTCTTTGATAGAATCCCAAGTGATCTTCTTTTCCTGAGAATCTCCGGATTTATCTGATATAACAGGTGCATACTCAGCCAGTTTTTCAATTTTTAAACTTGCCATGTCAATAGGAGCTTTGTCATTGTGGTTGAATTTTCTTTTCTTCATTTCTTCTACAACGAAGATATGAGCATTTACCAGTTGTTCGTTCTCCTGACCCGGATTCTCTTTTTGGAAATTTGAGTATAATTGATGAAGCCTGAGATGCAATGCTGTTAACTCATTCCCTGAGATTATCGATAGACTTTTTGAGTTTATCTCTTCTATTTTCATGATTAAACCACCTCCATTTCTTTTTCTGGCGCTGCCCCGGACATGGTTTCTCCAAATATAAATGCCGGATATAACGGTTCGCTAAAATTCAGGTCGCATAATCTTTTAATAACCTGAAATTGAATTACATTCTGAAGCATTGACGTATCGGAGAGTTTGTATTCATGGCGGACTAAATCATGTACCCTGGCAAGGCTATACGACCCCTTCGTGCCTTCCTGGACTGTTTGAGTGGCACCTAAGACAGCCTTTGTCATTTCGGCATTACACGAATCAATCAAGTCACGATAAGAAATATCGCCCTGTGCGACCCTAAGAAAATCTATCTTGAAAGAATCTGGCAACACCATTCCTGTTTCATTTTGTAAGTCTTTGAGTGCGTTAAGCGCTTGTGTTTGTAATGTTGAATCAGGATCAGATGAAGGATAATAAATAATTGCTGTTGGCCCACCGAATCGTTCAAGAAAAACTCCCCAGAATTTAAAGCCAATTTCTTTTTTAAGCCAGGCATAAAAATAACACTTTTCGAGTAATGGCCTACCATAAGGTGGTTCTCCGTCAAAAACTGTATGAACAATACGTTCTTGAGGAATAAGTATATCCTTATAAGTTTGAATATCTTTTGCAAATACGTCAAAGCCGGTAGTTGGCTTTGCTTTGAAGGTGAATAGCCTTTGATTGTGGTGAATGAACTTTGAGATTATAATTTTACCTTTCCAAATTCCTTTTAGACACTCACCAAAGACCATTTCAGAAATTGCGAATCCTTTTGGTATAGCTTCGAGAAACATTTTGAAGTGATTTTTCATATCACCTTCGATAAGCTTTAGAGCAAATAAGCAAAAATCTCTTTGCTTTAGAGCTTCGAGTGATCCATTTGCTGCTTCAAGCCACCACGGGAACGATGCCGCTCCCATTTTCCGAGTGTTGAGAATTGAATAGAGATGTGTATCCTTTGCCACTATTTTGTCGTAATAATCAAAACCCTCAAACCGAAGTATCTCATCCGGCGAACGTAATTCAAGATCATATTTTGTGAGAATTTGTTCGTTGGTAAGAAGTATTTTTGGTGTTGGAGTAACTTGATTCTGACTATCATTTTGGCTAGATTCCTGGCCTGGTTCCATACTCATTTATTTTTCTTCTTAAAAAAAACTTATCGCTCTAACTGAAAAAAAAAGCATTAACTTTAGAATAGCTTAATTTAAAACATAAGTCAAATCTTTAAAACCTTGACATGACTTTGTTTGTTGTTTTTCTTGCAAATTTCTCATTTGATGCCATTACTCTTGACGTTTCAACCGGAGCGACTCTATTTCCAAGTTTTGATGATACGAAGTTAAACGAAACGATTGGTGTTGATAAGGCACCACCGAGACATAGCGCACTTGAGTCAATATAATCCTCATGCTCACCTTTTTCAGCCCTGAGCACAACACAAGACCCCTTGTATGATTTTTGGACATTGAGAATCTGAGATGATAAAATAGACCAAACGCCCTTTTCTTTTCTTCGAGGACGAATCAATCGTTTGCTCTTTAATTCATACAATAATTTGTCATGCAAAACCCACAGATTATATGCTGTAACCGGTGTGACCAAATGAGAAAATGCGCCCATGAGAAAATCAGTATTTGTATCACCTATGCCGGTTGACTCCGACCAGATCGACTTCAAATTTGTTCTGTAAGAATTAAGGAATTTTTGAATTTGGATGTGCTGGGATGGATAATCATCGCCTTGTAAATCAAGAAAATCAATCCAGCGACAGTGGTTCGATAATTTTTCAATAATTGTAACAATTGTTGATGAATCGTTTTTACCCCAATCTACACCGGCATGAAGTGTTCCCCCTGATGTCTGACCCGGATCATAGTCGCCAAGCATATCAGTATCCTCCCACAAATCTATTGTCATTGCATTACCCGATGCTAAAATCCATTCGAGTTTGAGATTCAATCGTACTTCGGTTGAAAATTCTCCGATTCTTTCAATCTCCTTAAGTACCCAGGATTTATAATCTGATGAATATTGCATGGCAATGTTATAGGGAATACTGGAGTGACATTCTGGTGCCTTGCTTTTATTGCGTTCTATTTGGTTTAGAAATGGTCCCTGAGATGTCCAGGCGGTGCCATAGGCTAACATTGTGCCATTTGTACTTGCAACCGATGGAGCAAACATTTTATGAACTGCAAATTGAGACAACTTTTGAGCTTCATCGAAAACCAAAAGATGAAATGATTCACCTTCGTTGTTAGATAATGGGGAACCCGACAAAGCTCGCATGGATGATCCATTTGATAATTCAAAGTAGTCATAATTTGAAGCCGTGATTTTAATCTTGAGACTTTGTAGTGTCTTGATGAACGGTTCTTGCCTGGCGAATTTCTTGAGTCGTTTAAGTGTAATTCTTGCTTGATCAATTTTGGGACCGACGATACCGACGTTGAAGCCAAGTCTGAAATTTTTCGCATGAGGATATTTGGCACAAAAAGAATCAAGTTTAGAAAGTTCATGGATTAAAATCATACACACCAATGATACTGAGGCGATAGAGATTGTTTTGCCAGTTTGCCTGGCGCGTTCTCGAGTTAAGAAATTTCCTTTCCCTTCAAGAATATCCTCGAGTTCAACCTTTAAGTCTTCCAGTTGATATGGGTAAAGCTGAAATGGAATTAAGCTTTGAACCAGTTGAAAAAAGTTGTTAGGTAAATCGTGGAGCATAAAACCTCAATGAATCAAAATTTCTAAAAGAAAGTGAATAGCGGGAACGATAACGCCTCTGAGAGAAAAGGAGAGAGAGAAGCGCCACCGCCCCCGCGGAGCAAAAACAAAAAAAGGCAACGAAACTTGTCCAAGACTGGTACCGTTCACCACTACCAGGCCACCCCTAATTCTATCCACGAAGCCCGCTGGCTTGTTTTTTTGCTACTCGGCGGCCATACGGGTGTTGTAACGGTCGTGCTCAAGCGTATAAGGCTTGTATGGGTTGTGGGGTTTAATTGGCATTTTGTCGGGAGTTATAACCGGCATCATAAGCATTGTAACGCTATTGCATGTGCAGCGGTAGGGGAAATTGTACCATTGCTGCCGTTTTTTCTCCCAGACGTTGTAATAGCCGGTTCCGCCACAACTATTACAGAACTGATGATTTACGTATTCTTGCTTTGCGTTAACACGCGGCAAAAACGATTTAAAAACCTCAATTGTTGGAAATGAATGAGATTTAGACTCGGTTATTATCAAGTCACAAACCTTGCTGAAAGTGTCGTCTGTAAAGCTTTTAAGCTCTGCTACTAAAAGCCTTGCTTTACTTTCCCTTACAGCCTGAGTTGCGCTGGGGGAGTAGTTATCATACATCCGCGATACTTGATCTAATGCCACGCTTTGACTTATCATCGCTGTATACCTACTTTCGCATAGATTTCCTTTCGTTGCGCTTCATCCTCTTCCATCTTCTTTTTCATCCGGTCTGCCTGTTCCTGCAAGGTTTCTGGCTGCTTAGTTTCAACCTCATCCATCCATCGTCCATCTCGTAGCCAGGCGTCAGCGGCTGGGAAGTAGGTGTAATTCGTGTCGTCCCGCGGATGTTTGTCTTTTTGCACTCTCAGGGTGATTATTATCTTTGTGTAAAGGTCTTGGGCATCTTGGTCACTCAGAGATGGATTTAAAAACATTTCGAACCAAATTTGTTCTACGATAAATCTTTTTGTCTTCTTTGGGTGTATGGAGATATATTTCAAAAACCATTCCGCTACTTTTTGACGCTTTTTTGTTTCTTCGGTTTCCGAATTATCTGCATTTTTAAGTTGTTTTCTTTTTTCCTTCGCCCGTTCGTTTGGAATTGCTTTACATTCATCATGATACCCGTTGTTGTTTAGGTTTTCAGGTAAATCGTATTCATGACATAAAGTACATTTCAGATAATTGGCATTACCACACGCATCTAATGCGCGTTGTCTTTGGTGCAATAGGTTGTGATATGCTATATCTTGGCATAAAACCAAATTATTTGTTTTATTGTTGGCTTTATTCCCATCTATATGGTGGACAATTGATGTTGCTGGAATTGGTTTGCCCAACGACTTTTCTACCACCAGGCGATGTTCTCGTACAAACCCCTCTGAATTTGCATTTGGATGATAAGGATGATAAATAAGTACATAACCACCATTTAACTTTATATCGCTAAGTGTCGAACACAAGGATTGAGACTTATGACTTTCTGACGTTTTTTCATTTTCCTGAAAGCCTTGATTTTGCTGGTTTTTTTCTCCTTGTACAAGTTCAACCATCGGGCGCGAGTGTGTTTCTTTTTTGTCTTCTTTTTCGTCTACAGCTACAGCTACAGCTACATAGGCTGATTCTGCTGACGCTTGGCTTATTTTGCTTACGCTTGCTGACGCCTGCTTACTATTGCTTGCTATTTTTGCCCTTAACTTTGCCTGTGCTATTCGATTTTGTTCACGCCTATCTTCTTCATTTTTTATAGCGCTGTATTTTGAATGATTGACAATTCTCCACCCCCAATTGCGATGCCCGTCCATTCTCTCAAGTCTGCGTCCATCAAGTTCTTGCGACCGTGAGTCGGTGTCAGGCGATTCCAACTCCAGGATCGCATTCTTAACATCATCTAGTGGCATCCCAGTCTCGTCTGCTATCACCCTAAACGTCCTATCGATATAGCCGTCTTTATCCGCATTGACGATTAAGTTCATCCAAACCAAAAGAACATCCCGTTTGCCTCGCATCGTGCCCTCGAAGACACTTTTGAATATCTTTCCGTACATTTTACCCTCTCATAAAAAAGATAATAATTAGTTCATTACGCCTGCTTACGCCTGCTTACGCCTGCTTACGCCTGCTTACTGTAATGATAATATATTACCTTTTCTATATTTGTCAAGACAAAAAAATCAACCCATCATCTTTTAACCCTCTTCCGCTCTTTGTCCCAATAATACGATTTGCATCTGGGACACTGTCGCACATTTTCCGTGCGTGGTATCCACTCTTCCTCGCACCGCTTGCATTTTAATTTTTGCATTCAATACCTCCTTTTAAAAGTTATTCCTTAAAATCATATTGGAACCCGCCCACTGCCGAAACATCTAGAGCATTGTATATCAAGTCCATAGCCATTCGTAATCCTGCCTTCAGCGTAACATTTTCGGCATGGCACTGTTCGAGCTCTCCAATCTTCACGCTTTCCGATCTCTGCTTTAAGCTCCAGCAATTTTCTTTCCGCGTCAGTTTCTGCACGGTTATTTACTAGATCATAGCCATGAGCTAGGCCATAATTTCCATGGCCTGCTTCAATGGCCTCGGCGATCTGCTTTAGTTGATCATCTGACACGACAATGCCTGCATCCTCTAACGCCGTTGCCACACATTCAGTCCAATAATCCATACATCCCTCCTTATCAATACAATATCCCCCGTATAAGTCCTTCCTCGCTAGCCACACAATCGCCAATTAATTTCATCATTGCATCATTTTTGACTCGCTTAAAATTATTTTCTGACTCTATGTAGAGCGATTTATCTAAGCATTCCGGGCACCGCCGATTCCACTTCCCCCGACTCTCGAATCCCAATCCACACGACAAACACTCTCGGATTGCGATATCCAAGTTTTTGTGCGCGTAAACAGCCACATAACTTTCTCGCTCACGCGTCCGTTGCTCACATTGGTAACATTCTCCCCTGTTACGCCCTACCTTAAACCCCAGCCTCACAACCTTGTCGCACCGCCCGCACCGCCACAGGGCGTACTCTTTTGCGCCTACCGGATCAAGTTTTTTTACCAATATCATCTTTCTTTTCCTTTCTTTTTGTTTCCCAGTACGGACTATGGCAACGCGGGCATACTTTTGGCTTGCCGGACGACGGCCAGGTATGGCCACCTTTACATCGGTAGCAGTAGCATAAAATACGGTGCAATTTCCCCATCTCTCACCCCTTTCCAAAAAATCTCTTAATCTAATCAATAATCTCAGCAAAACCGATTTTATCCTCACTTAATACATAAGCTGCACGATCAAGCCCGCATAGCGATTTTTCGCATTGATATCAGCTCTTTCCAAATAATATCCATCGACTCCTTTTCTTCCCGTATCTGGTGTCCTGGTATCATCGCAATCCCTTTGACCCTGCTTTGTATCTCAACCCATTCCGGGCTGTGCGACAGTTTCATCAACTGGATAGCCAGCTTTGTTTCGGCACTAAATTCCATTTCCATTTTCCTACCCCTTTAAAAAATTAATCCGCAGTCGGGTGCGTAAACCCCCACATCGACGCACGATATCCAGCCTTTATACGATAATATCCGGCCTTAGCCTTGATTGTTTTATGCTCTTTTTTTGTGTGTATCATCCTTGTCCCTCTCGTGCAATACAATGTACCGTCGACATCTTTCCAGATTTTTCCCTCGATTTTATGTGTCTCGCGTATAATTATCGACTCACCGTTAATATCCACCGCAGTCGCCGGGAGGTGGGAGATGGGAATAAAAGCAACATCTCCTTGCCTTGTGATATCGCTAAGTTCATCAATTTTGCATCCCCAAATTTTTGACAAAACATAATCCACACAAAATTTTGCGTCCGCCAAACACAATTTCGAGCGAATCGGAGAATCGATACCATGTGCAAAAACCTTGCCATTTTCCAACCGACCGACCAAGTAGTAATCTTTTCGTACTTTGCTGTACCGGCCTGGGCGGAAATGGCACTGCCTTACCTGCACAACCGCCAGACTTTGTGCCTCATCATAGCCGTACACGCTTGTATTAATGCTCGTACCTCTATTGCGCTTATCTGATTCGATCCCAGTCTCCCAGCAGCCTTCAATCTCCGACTCTTTCAATAACTGCTTCACAAAAGTGGGAGCATTGAGTATCTCCCCGTATGTGCCTCTTCTGTCCATCTCTTTTTCCGTTTCCATTTTTCTACCCCTTTCAAAAACTTAATTAAGAAGCTAAATCACTTATACATATAGTATATCATATATTAATATTATGTCAATAAGATTTCCAAGATTTTTAAAATATATTTTTTAAAACGCTGGAAATCTACGTCTGATAATATTTTTATTAACGTACATAAAAACATCAACAAAATGGCGGGTTTGCAGTCAAAACGTCGTAGGAAGCTCACAGGCTTGTGCTGGTAATCATCAACGACAAAAGCTATGCTACGATCTACCGAAAACCAACATCATTGCATCTCTTTGATCCTGATTCGTGCGATCCTTGATGCCCGTAATTTTTCCAAAATATTCTTTGGTGACTTTTGTTTGCGTTGGCCTCACAAGCTCAAACGGCAACTTAAGATATTCGCACATTTCCACGATTTTGCGCCCAACCTCGTGGTTTGCGCCGATATCCTTGCCAGATTTTGATGCCGCGAACTTATTAAGTTTTGCGATGTGCCAGTTTGATTTATTAAGCCAGCCAGCCTCTATCACTACGAGGCGGATATCGCTTCTCCTGGCAACCATGCAACTGAAAAGATCAAAAAAACTACGTGTAGCAAGTTGGTAATGCTTATCGTGTGGCCGCCAGATTGCCACGCCAGATTTGTCGCAATCAGGGTCTATGCCGACAAGGATTGTTTTTTTTTGTTCAATTATTTCGATTTTTTTAACCCTTTAAATTTTCTGGAATTAAATCTAATTTACAACATGGGTGTATTGCATCTAAATTGTCGATATGTGGGGCCCCAAAAGTTGCTGAACAGTGGTCAGAAATAAGTCTTTCCTTGACCAGATATGGGCAGTCCCTGCAAGAGCGGACTCGGATTATCCTTGTTTCTACTTTTTTATTTTCTTGGATAGATTCATCGACTTTTAAAAGTACATCTTTAAGCCGCTTAAGCGTACAGATTTCGCCGTCCGTAAGGTGGGCATTTTCAGTAAGTGTTTGCCGGATCGCGTCCGCCAGCTCATTGCGTTCCCCTATTGCCTGTGCTAATTTATTGGCAAATATTTCATCCATAAATTTTTCTCCCTTTTCTAATGCAGTCTTCGCTACAAAAACTCTTAAACCGATACGTTAAATCTCCACACTGGAGACATCTTCCTGTAGGCTCTTCGGATGTTTCGTCCCACAGAATATATTCTGCCGCATATCCTTTCGTGGAAAATTGATTTACGGTTGGGTCTATAATATTTCCGCCAGGACCAACCAACCACCAATGATCTCTTTTGCCGTGTAGAGGGCAATTGTAATACCCTCTCACCCGCGTCAATTCCGGAAAATCCTTTTGCATGGCTAATGTATATTCGGCGCATTTCCCAGTGGGATTAATGGCATGAGTTTTGATCCATTCAACGTATTTTTCCATTTTGTTCTTTCTCCACCTCCACATGGCTTTGCTCTGTCGATTATCACGGAAAAGCGCTCAGCCGCTTGTATTGCAAAAGATATTGCAGATGCTTGACAACGACAACAAACGCGATAATCATCGACTTGGTACAGGATTGTGCCATGACAGGTACTTCGCCCGCAGATATCGCATCCGATATGCCCGCATACCTCATCTTACCCCTCCACAGCAGGTCTTTTTCTTCTCTTCCAAAAGTCCAATCACGAGATTGATCTCGTCTAAAAATTCTCCCACCAAACGGAACTCATTTTTGTTTAAGTCGAAGTCCTCGCGTCCTTCCCATTTGTTACGCATTTCGTACAATTTCTCAAGTGGTTTCATGGTTTTCCTTTCATCCTATCTTTTCACAAAAATAACACCAATGCACAAACATAACACAGTAACCGGAATATCCCTTACAAACGTAACCCATTCAACCATTTTTCTTCTCCTTATCCGAATTTTTAAGTCCAAGTGCTTTAGTGTATATTTTTTTCAGAATTTCTACTCATTTTATCCCTTTCCTTTATCAAAATCGATGCCCGCTTCTTGCGCCCAGTAGCGCAGTTCCCCTAACGGCGCAAGTTCATCATCATACTTAAGCTCATCGCGTAAACACTCACAATCAATACATGTCTTATAATGATGCCACTCTCCATCCCAGCACCCAGACATTGCATGATAATCATCGCCAGCATGTATTACAACTTTGCACTCATAGCACACATGCGGCTTTCGTGCGCGTTTGATTATGTTCGTGAACACGCTTGGTAAGTCCATTTATACCCTACTTTCCTTTGACTTAAAACGCTAGCTCGCTCGAATTGATATCGGGCTTGCAGTAATCTTTAACCTCGTTACGGTCGGCGTAAGTGCCATTTTTATCGGCTTTGATAACGATTATACATCGACCTGTACGGCCGGTACATAGGGCGGCAGTAAGGCTTCCGGTCTCATACTGAGGCACCAAGTTGGTTGCCTCGCAAAAGTGCTTAAGCTTGTAGTGCATAGCCTCTAACAAATAGTCGTACACTTTCGCTTTCCCCCCTTCGGGTATGTGTATATCAAGTTTCATCTCAATCATTTCGTTCCCATTTCCACTTGTTTTATCCGTAGCTTTTGTCACAGTGAAATCGTACTCCCCTGCCGGCAGAAGTATTTGCTCATATTTCTCACTCAGCTCTGATTCTTTTTTTGGCTTAAAATTCATCGTTATTCCTTTCCTTTCTTTTCTTTTTTTTATACTTTATGCGCCGCCCGGTATTCATCCCAGGTGCGGCTTTTAAATTCTGCCTTGTGATTTACCCATCGACAAAATGCTTTTTGTTCTGCGTTCGGTGGCAACCCATCTGGCGGAATGTATGGCTGCGCAAATGGGTCGACGTGCACCCCTTTCAAAAACTGAATGCGCTCTACCGCATCGGGGATATCTTTTACCAACACATAACAAAAATATCTTGTAGGCGTACAGTTGTGCCACCGCAATAGCTCAACTGCGCGATGTATTGCAGGGATCATACCGGAGTGGTCACAGGCAAATCGTAAGGGACTGCGCCACTTCAGCGACGACAAAAGACGTGCTATGCCATCATCGATTAATCGACAATCCAAGCCCTGGTTGAAGTCGATTTTGACACCGAGCTTCGACATCTTTTCGATCTGTGCAATACCATGTTGATGTTGTAGCACATTGTTGTCCATTAACACCACTTCTTCGTGTCGTAAGAACTCCTCAACATCTGCATTCATTCGTATTTTCCCTTCGCGATGTGGCACATTACACCACTCGCAATTACGATCGCATCCGCGAGTTAAAAACCCCATGCTGTAATCTATCCCATAGAGTGTATAGTCAGGGCAAATATGCTCTATTTCGTTTTGTAGCACAATGCCAGATGCATACCCATTCCCACCTTTAATCGTGCCGGCAGGTAGATACAGGTCAGACGGCGTAAATGTGAATACTTTGCTTGAGTATACCTTGTCGTATGTGGCATTCATCGCCAAAAACCATTCTACCGAATCCCCCCGTGCTTTGTGCCACGCGCTCAATTTCATCAACGCTAAGTTTGGATATCTAGTTTTATCGCTATCGTGCAAACCAACCCTTATAGGCATACGTTTTCCCATTATACGACAATAATTTTTTCACGGATATGAAGTCCTGGGCAAGATTTTATTCCCGCTGCCTTGATCCAGGATTTTAGAATTTGTAGCTTGATATCAAGCACGGTGGGCGGAACACGACCGGCGATAATTTCCATGCAAAGCAAGCCCATGTTAGCAACGCTTACCTCAATTTCTTTGCGCTGTACCATTTTTACGTCTTCGGTCTTCACCATTTTTTCAATTTGACGTTCAACGATTACCGGTTCGACGTAAACGTTTTCGGCACGTTCAAGGAGTTCATCTTGCTTGCTTTCTGTTTTTGCCGCCGCTGCGCGTTCAAGGAGCTTCTGTCTTTCGACTTCCGCGTCCGCCTTTGCTTTCGCCTCCGCTTTTGCCTGTTCCGCCCGGCGTTCGTTTTCCAAGCGCGTTGCATAAGCGTTTATCGCCGTCCCTACGACTTTTATTGCCTGTTCGTAGGGATCACAAACCCGCTTTTTTTCAGCATTTACCTCGTCATAGGCCGCTTTAGTTTTTAACCTCAGCGGTTCAAACTTACCTACCCATCCATCCAGTTCGGCCTTTAGTTGAGATCTAAATTTTCCAGCATTTATATAATCATCGTAATCATTTACTACCAATGTTTTTGCTGTTTCCAGCAAAGCCAAGCTTGTGTTTCCTGCTTCGACAAAAGTTGCTTCCATGTCATTTCCCTTTCCAATTCTCAATAAATTTTTCAAATTCCAACTTTTTTTCGACGTTTCGCTTTTTGAAATTATAAAAATCCAAAAGTTTACGAAAGACACCCCATGCCTGGACATGGTACGCATTTACCGGTTTACAATTACCCTCAATATCAATTTCCAGCACATTCGTTTTAAGCGGTGGAAAATCCGGATACAATCCCTTGTATGCCGCCAAGCGCACGGGATCAACAATCGGATTAAACCTCCTGGTTTTAAAATCAAATATTGCATCATCCCTAATCACCAAATCTACCATCCCCGCATACATCAGCTTCGGATGATACCGCCTCTCTTCAACCTCGAATTGCGCGTTAGACATGGTGTAGGGGCGGAACCACGCCTTGAAGCCCGCCAGAGGCTTCTTAAGCCCATCATCAAGTGTATCCTCATCCAGCGCACCTTTGAGCCATAACTCAATAGCCTTATGGACGTTCGTCCCATACTCACATGCCCTGGCCAGCAGGGCAGGATTAACCATTGAGTAGTTTTCAAGCGGCCTTAAAATGTCCGACACGCTCGGAATATCCTCTGTTGTGCCATCCTCATACTCAAGCCAGTAACGGTGTCCTTCCGTTTTGAATTTAAGCACCGGTGAGGGCATCGGACGCCTCCTGTAAACCAGCCAAACCGGCTGGAGAATTGATATCCAAATCAGGCTCAAGAATTTCGATATCTACAATCGTTTTGGCTATATCATTTTTATGAGTTAAAAGGATCATAAGCCCCGCATCCTTTGCGGTTTTTGCAAGAGCTTTGAATTCTTCACGGTCCGTGGTGTACGTCGCCACCTTGTCGCTCATCCTGTATAAGTATGCATCGGGGCCGCCTGTATTGTTTTTTATAACCTCTTTCACAGCTGACACTATGCTTGTTTTCACCGGAATCGTTTTAGGGACTACCGCCTGTGGCGGCCTTGTTTCTGGCTTGCCAGCAGGCTTGCCAGCTTCGTCGTGGAAGGGTTCGGAGTCCTTCAGCCGCCAATGAGGTTTCGGACTGCCTTTGCGGAATACGCACACGCAATGCTCTTTTTTAAACTGCTCCGTGAACTTGCGATCCCACATCTCCAAACCTATGCCAATATCTTTACAGCACCGCATAATTGCATTAGATTTCGTGGCCTCACAAGCATCACTCCACGTCATTTGCATGTTCTCCTCGATGTATGTAGCCTCACCAATCGCCGAAGCTGCAAATTTCCCAGAAATGTACATTGCATATTCCCTGCATACAGTTTGTTGAGTTTTACCACCGTAATTGCTTTTCTGAGTTTTAATAAATCCACCAATCGGCTTGAGCGCCCACTGGCCGATCCCGAAAGCTGCATTCAAACGCCGCCGATATTGTATGTGGCACATGTAAATTTCGCCCGTCGGCTTTATGTCGATTTCGGAAATTTCAACAGGTTTGATAAGGATTTCTGATTGTTTCTCTGTGACAGCCAAAACCGATATTCCGCCGTATTGCTCAATAGCTATACCTCCAAGTACAGATACTTCTTTTTCCTCTGTTATTGCTATCTCTTCCGTCATTTTCTCCCCTTCCATTTTATAATCTTACAATAAATCCAAAAACATAAAATAAATCACAACTGCGATACAAAACCAACTCAGTTGTATGTACTCCCACACATCATTTCCCCGCTTGCTTAAAATCACTTTCATTTTAATCTCCTTTCCTGGTGGTGGCTGAATTTAAAACTCTCGTTAAATCCGCCAAAGCGACCTTTGCGTCATTAACAACGGACTCGAGCATACATGTCAGAGGCAACACATTATTAATAGCTTCAATCTCTTCCCCTTCGGCACTATCCCCAGACAACACCCACTCCAAGATCTTTAATGCTTTACTAATCTTTGATAAATGTTTCCCAAGCGCCCTGTGATGCGCGTTTTCGCTTTTTTGTAGAACCGAGTCCGCTATCTCCTGCACCCTCATATATGCATAATCAAGACTTCCACCGCTCATTAGATACCCCTCTCATATATATTCCAAAGATAAAATTAAGTTAGCGCGACGGCCAGAATCGGAAAGAACCGCCGCGCCGGTGGACACCCACCTATATTTTGCTTTCGAATTTACTACAACTTGCACTTCTGATTACCGCAAAACCACCAAGTCCACACCTATAACAGCCCTGGAAGGATGGTCTTTGGTAACTATAGCCAGATGTTCTGGCTTGGGTGGCATCATAAGCCGGTGCCTTAGTCCAAACCTTTGTCCAGGTGGCATCGAAATGATACCACTTAAACACAAAATTTTTGCAATTTTTGCACACCGGCAGAACCGGCTTTTTGCTATAGCCTTGCTGATATTTGATTGTTTCGGTACGCG